TCTTTGATGTGATACACGCTATCACACTCCTCGCAACAAAACGCATCCTCTTCCGCTGGAAACGACCCTCTATTCCCGTCAACAAAGTGAAGCTCTCGACGCTTCTTGCAATGCTTACATACGCCAATGAAGGGCTTGACGAACTTCTCCAGCACCACATTCCAAATCTTAGCGTTGAACTTCTCCGCCAGATATGAGGCGTAGCAAAGCGTATGGCACTTGTGATGAACCCCGTCATGCTCGACCATGTAGTGGCGAACTAGATTCCCACCATCCTTAGCGTAATCAGCGTATCTTGATTCTGGTTCTGGTATCATTCTACGATTTCGGCTTCTACCGCTTGCGTTTTGACTTTATTGGCAATCCTTGACTTGGCTTCCGCAATCATCTTGGCGGCATCATCAATAGACGGCCCCTTGCGATGCTCAACAATGGTACTAGCCATTCCAGAAAGCTGTCCAGCCTTATCGGTCATAATGCCAATAGTCAACGCCAATCGGTCTGGTGAGATAGCCTTAAGCTGGTCTGGATCACGGCTCAGTTGTTCGGCTTTCTCGAACAACAGGTCGGTGTACTCAGCCGCAGCAATGGCGTAGCGTTTAGAGAACTCCTTGCGCTTTGACTCCAGCGTATCGTTATGCCTCCACTCCAGCGCACGAACAGTCTCATGCGTCACCTTGCACTTCTTTGCAATAGCATTGATACGCCCACCCTGCGCCAGCATCCAGAGGATCTGTGCCGCCACATTCGGGTTATAGTTCTCGATAGTGTTCCGAGGGAATTGCTTAGCCCTTTCCTTGACCTCAAGGAAGAACTCTTTCATCGCCTCTTTACTATCAATCGCTGATAGGTCTTCGTCGCTCATTTGGTCTTCTTGCCGTTTTTAACCTTAACGGCCCCAGAGTGCAACTCTTTTTTGAGCTTATTCTGTTGCGTCGAGGAAAGCGGAGAGCCCTTACTGAGCAAGTATCCTACTTGCTTTTTGCTTTTTGATTTCATTTGCGTGGTACTTATCGTTCACGAAACGGTCGCTCAACACCAAATTGCTCTCGGTATTCAAGAGTTTCTTTTGGAATTGTTCCAAACAATTTTCCAAGGTCGGCAGACCATTCTGGATCGTACTTTCCAGTTTGAGTTAGAGCTTGTATCCCTTGTGAGGTTGCAAGAACGCCGTTAACAATACCTTGAGTGTATTGCTCCATTTGCTCTGGAGTAAGTTCTTTGCGCCCAATATCTTTTAAGTATTTCTTAAATGGCTTTCCGTTCTGCACTCGATAGGCCGCAGCCGCAAATCTATCCTTGAACGGGCGAATGTATGTCATTGGGTTGATGTAACCCTTAACGCCACCTTCGTTTATAACCGCACCAGCGACCTTGCCCTCAAATGGAACAGTTGGCTTCTTCACGAGATCCATCATCCTAGATGCCGCTAGAATGTCATCAGTGAACTCGTCACCGGCGACAGCTCGCATATTTGCAATAATTGATGGGTTTTTTGATGCGTCTTTTAAGAATTGATTTGCATCCCAAAGGTTGGCATCCCCGAACTTTGCAGATTGATCCGCTGGGTATCTCCCAAAAAAGTGCTCAATGAAATCACCTCGGAGCATCTCTTGGTCTTTAGAGCCAAACTTAGACAACGCCTTTCTAACCATATCTGGTTTAGCGGCCCACATTGCGGCTGGAAACTCGCCCCGTTCAATCGCCTCTCTGTGACCATTCATAGCCCCGTTAAGAAGCGCATTGTTCTTAAATTCATCGAGTTTTTTTGTGGTCTTTCCCTTTTCGATTATAATATTAGTTATTTTTTTGACCGAATCCTCACTCAGTGTGCCTTGTAGCTCTTGGAGGTCAGAAATATCAATTTTACTTGGGTCAATTTTCGCCTTGCTTATAGCATCTTGAAGATTCTCAAGTTTTTTAACCATATTTTGACCGTAAATTGGATTAACTTTTCCATTTTCGCCGATTCCAAAAATTCTGGTTACAATTTCTGGGTCAAAATCAAATTTATCAACAAACCCCTTGCGCCTACTAGCGACTCCAATTTTTTCAAGATACGCTTGCTGAAGTTTGCCTGCAACTTGAAATGCTTTTTCTGGCCCGGCAAGAGATACGGCGTTTAACACATCGCCAACAATGCGTGGGTCTGATAAAATAGTTTCATTGATTTGACTGCCGGTCATATCTGAACGACCAAGAGTCTCTCTAAGAATAGATCCTAGTTGTTGCTCGTTATATCCAAGCCTTTGTTGCAGCACATTCGTGGCATAATTCCACTCGTCAAGTAGCCCATTGTCAGCATACAGCTGATCCCTAAGTTGCGAAACTGTTTTTGACGCGCGGCCTGCAGCTATTTCTTTTGTCGTGCCGCCTACAGTCCCTCCCTCTGGGACGGCTTCTCTAAATATCTTCACGACAGTATCCAACTGTTTCGCATCAAGATCCCCAGATAGGCTTTCAAGACTTTGCCTCTGTCTGAGGAGATTTTGCCTAGCGTCTTCGGATAGATTGCTATTTTCTAGCTTTTTGTCTATTTTTTCTATCTTCTTTAAGTTTTTTGGCCTTTGGTATAATCTGTCTATCTCAGCTTTTAGCTGCGGGCTTCTTACAATGTCTTGATAGTACTGACCCTCAATAGCCTTTGCTACTTCTATTGGGTCAACGGACAAGCCCATGTCCCTTGTTTTCTGGTAAAATGGGGTATAGACCTCATCTTTAATTTTATTAGCCGCAGACCTACCAGCCTTTATTTCATTAAAAATAAACTCCCCAGCACTTGTCTTATCTTGACGAGGACGAGACATAAATTTGTAGATCTCGTCGTCGTACTGTAGTGCTACCGACCTAGCCAAATCCTTATCATACAGCGCAAGAGTACCCTCAAGCATCTCCTTTTCATGAGCCAACGCTTTAAGAGTGTCGTCATACATCACCCCACTTTTCTGCGCGGTGGATAGTGCGCTGTTTTTAATGGCCTCTAGCCTTTTCGCACCATACAGAACATCTTTGCCAATTTGGTAATTCGGGAGTTTTGATGCTAACTGAAGTCGTTTTAATGTTTTTTCATCGCTACCCTTTGCAATGTTTGCTAAGCTAATGTCATAACCCCTACTTTTCAAATAAGCCTCGTCTTTTTCCAGAAGGGCTTGTCTTTCACTTAAAAACCCCTTTTTTGACCTTGCTACACCCATACCAATTGGGGACAGGAGTTTCATTGGTATGTATTCAAAAGGCATGCCCGCAGCTCCCTGCGTTGCCCTTTCTGGAATTGCCTCAAGGAAACTTGGGCCAGTTCCAGTAAACGCTGTTGCAATCTGGTCTTGCAGCGCGGCTCCGAATGTATATCCAGCAGCACTACCAACAGTCGCACCACTTGGCGTTTTGGAAAGAGCTAGACCACCAGCCCCACCAACTCCACTTGAAATCATTGGGAAAATTTCACCAGAAACATCAATAGCGTCTTTTAGTGACAGACCAAACTCATCGGTTGCCTTCCACTTGCCAGACTCATCCTTCACTAATTGCATTGGAGAACCAAGAACATTCAAAGTCTTAATGTTCTCTGGGCCAAACTTATCGGCTAGATACTTAGCTTTGTTGTCATCCGTCTTAAATGCAAGACCAAACCTTGTATCGGAATCCAACCCGGACTCAAGGTCAACATCCGCATCAAGAAGCGTTGAGATTCCAGATTTGAGTTTTTGAGAAATAGCCTCTGGTGTTGTAGGAACGCTTCCTTCAACTGTTTCCAAGTCTTCAGTTAGAAACGAACCATCAGCAATCTTTGAAGTCAGCTTGTCGGTCAAAGACTTAGACAGGGAGTCTATTTCATCAAGCCCACTAAATAGCGGAATTGCTTGTTCTTTGAGTTTTTCAGCGGCTATAGGATCAGTTTGTCCTAATTGAGTCATTTCTGCATCAAGTTGCTGTATTCTAGAAAGAACATCAGCTTTGGTTCTTTTAAGCTCAAGAAGCGATAGGTCTGTGTTTGACATTTTTATTCTCCAAGTAGTCTTTTCCTAATCTCCATGACCTCTGGGGCAAGCGGTTGTTTCTTTTGGAATCCTGGATACAATGACTCAACGGCATCATAAGATTCCTTAGTGATCTTACCTTCTTTTAGCAATTTGTCACGATCTTGTTTAGATCCGTGAATTGTATCAAGAACCATTTTCTTGTAGTTTGTGGCCCTTCGTTGCAATTCTCTTGGGTCGCCAACTTGAGTCAACTTGCCTTTTTCTTCGGCAAGCGCGTCAAATTCTGGTTTGGTTACCGCACCAAGTCCGCTAGATCCCGTGGGTGATGCCTCCTTAAGTCGTTGGAGTGTTTCAAATCTGAATCCAGCTTTAACTGTGTCAAGAGTGTTCTCTACTTCAGACGCACCCTCGAATCCAGCCATTGGAGCAAATTTTCTATAGGTGCTTGCACCTGGAAGGCGGCTCATTTCACCAGCATAACCAATTAGTTTATCAATTTCTGAAAGAACGATGCCAGCCCGATCAAGTTCAAATTTCCTTTCGTTTTCTGCTGCTTGCGCCGTTTTCTGAGCCTCAATGTCAGCCTTTCCTCCTGGAATATTAACAATGGATGGCCTTCCGCTTGCGTCAGTAGATAGAATTTGTCCCTCTCCAACCTTTGGAGCCGCACCAACTCCTGTTGCGGATTGTTTTAGAATTGGACGACCTTGTTCATCATAGGTCATTTCAAATCCCATTTGAGGAGTCCTAGTTCTAACGCTAGTAACCCTAAAGTTTCCATCTGGCGTGGGAACAGCAGAAACTTGCCTACCACTTGCCTCAAGTTCTTGGACTTGCTGTGGGGTCATAATAGTTCCTTGTTGCTGTTGTCCATCTCCAACCGGAATCCCTCTAACCATGCGTCTGGGTGCTGGTTGTGGTTGTTGGTTGATCCTTGGCTCTGTTGGCATCGCCCCGCTTGGAGCGGCCTGTGCTGTGCGCATTCCCGCACTTTGTTCAATCATGCGGCCAACTTCAGCTTGCTGTTCTGGTGTACCAATTGCTTGTTGTGAACCATCATCGCCAACCCTTCTAAATACTTGCGTACTTCCTGGATTTCTTGTTGCGACGGAATTCATCCACGAACCTTTTGAGTAATTTTGTTTAAATGTTCCGGGCTTTCCGCCATTAAACCCCTTGCTGCTATTTGATGCGATTTCATTATCGCTAACAAAAATCCCAGTATGTCCAGCTTTTTTACCTCTTGGAGTTACAATGATATCTCCAGCTTGTGCTTGACTAACTGGAACGCTTTGGAATCTTGGGTCGCTGCTCAAGCTCTCGATCATTTTAGATGTGGACAAAGTCCCACCTTTAACCAATTCTTCTCCAGTTGCTTGATTGTAAATTTTACAAACTGCGTCAGCGCATCCGAGTCCGCCGCCTTGAGTCCCAGGTGTTTTAGCCGTAGACAAGCGGCCAATGTTCATCTTAGCTGTTTGAGCAATAGAATCAGAAATTCCGCCAACTTGAGATGTGGGGGGCAATTCCCCCAACCCACCTTCTTCGCCATAAAAATACTTTTCAGTGTTTAGAATTGGCCTTTTAGTATCATAATCATAAGAATTCCCAAACTGGTCTTTCCAAACTCTTTCCTTTCTTTCTTTGCCCGTGTCTGGGTCAAGAATTGAAATTTCTCCTTCTGTGCGTTTAGACGCCTCAGCTTGAGCTTTTTGCCCATATATATTGGCTCTTTGCTGCGCTACTTCTAGGTTAGCAAGCCTAAAGGCGTTTTCATCTTGAGCTTTTTGAGAGGCAATAGATCTCTCTTGCGCCCCAATTCCAAGGGTGAATGCGTTTGAGATTCCTTGAGCAGCAGTTCTACCAAGTGCCAATGCCTCCGCAGGAGATGTGTTTGGGTCGTTAATTTTAGCTTGGATTGGTGACAGGTAACCTCCTATGTCAATACCCAAGTCTTTACCCATTTTGATTGCAGACTCAATACCAGCAGAGGTGGCCTTAATTTCGGCATCAATTTTCTTGCGCTCTTGGCGAGCTTCTCCAAAGTCCTTAATGCCTTGACCAATGGTAGCCCCAAGGTTCTGCATCCCCTGTGCTTGGATCTCAGCAGCCCTTGTGAAGCCAGAGTAATCCTGCACAAACATCCGTGGGTCTACACCCGCTCCTAGCATCTGTCCTTGTCCGTATGGCATATTATTAGTCTTTCATGAAAGATGGAATACTTTGGTCAAACCATAGTACTCGTTGTGAAATGTTTTCAATTGTGCAGTCCAACTTTGGGCAATGCACAAATTTAGGGGCCGACTCCCTACGGTCAACACAAGCAGTACAGGCATGAACATAGTCACAATTGTGTGTTCGGTCAACCTTCTCTGACCACTTGCTATTTACCTTTTCATATCGGCTAGTCTGGATTGGTACATTGTTTTCCTCACAGTATTGGAACACATCATCGTGCGTCCAATTTTTCATTGGGTAGAAGGCATTGCACTGTCCGGGGTTGATACGCACATCTACGCGCACTCCAGCATCCCCACCGTAGATTGGGTCAGAGTCGCAGAGTTTGTGGCCAACCAGCATTCCATCCCATCCAGCAACAATACCGGGGTTCTTAGGGCGGTTGTAAATATCCATAGCGCACACCCACGGCTTGCCGTCTTCCATTGGCGTAATGCCAGTAGGGCAAGTCATGTCGGTGTTGTCAAAGATATACTTGTTCTGCACCTCAAACTCGTCGTCAGTTTGCTGGAATGAAGAGAATGTTGGATGCCATGTGTACACCTCAAGACCCCATTCCTCAATAATGCGATTCTGGAATGCGTATTTGATTGGTTGCCATTGTTCGCGGTAGAATACAACTGGAACCTTTACCCCAACTTTTTTGAACACAAGGTCAAGAAGTGCCATGCTATCCTTTCCACCGCTCCAAGCAAGGCACGGTTTCTTAGAGACACTTAGGCATGTCTCAATATTCTTAATGGCTGATTGTACTTTGCTAAACATTAGATTGCAATAATAGCAGCACCGGCAACAGCTCCACCTGCTCCCATCATAGCAGCATTCCGAGTAGCACTTGACTGCGCGTTAGCTGATTGCGCTCCAAGGATATTCTGCCTTTGAGCCGCACCAAGGTTGAGGAACGCATCTGGCGAGAATAGCTGTGGCCCAACTTGTTGAGCAGATACTGGAGTCCCACCAAGCAACCCAAGTCCGGGGCTATAGAAGTTCTGCCCAAGGTTGTATGCTTGAGTGCCAAGTGAGGACGCTTGGCTAAGCAACCCAGACTGACGAGCTAGGCGTTGGTTTTCGATGTCTTGTGATAGCCCTGCAAGACCCATAGCACCTTGTTGCGCGATACCACCATATTGTGCGGCCTCGGCTCGGCGTTGAGCAAGGGCTTGCTCCCTGTTCATCACCTCTGCTGAGATAGCTGCATTGCCACCAATCCTTCCAGATGCTGCTGCGGCTTCTCTGGCTGCCTGCTGTGATGAGCGGAGTTGCTCTGGGGAAAGGCGACCAGACCTTCCATATGCCTCTTGCGCTGCTTGAGTCTGAAGCGCAGACAAGCCACCATATTGCTCCATCGCTTTTTGGGCAATCGGTGTAGCAGCATCTTGATACCCAGCCTGCATTTGGCGAGCTTGCTCAGCAAGTCCACCCGCCGCCTCAACCTCACGGGCTTGTTCTGGGGAAAGCGATTGTAGCAGCCCACGAACTGTTCCTACATTGCGCCCCATGCCAGCAAACTCAAGAGATCGAGCGAGATCGATCTGTTCTTGGTTTAAGCGAGTGAACTGAGGACGGTACTGCTGTTCAAACGCCAGAATGCTTGGTAGCGATTGCTGATAGGCAGTCAATCCAGCACGAATGTCAGCACCGTAATCAACCTTTGGTGGGGCTACTGCTTTTGGTTTTTTTCCCATATGCGTGTTATTTAAGTTTGTTGTAAAATTCGTGCATGTCGTAGCACCTTAACCTATGGGAGTTCTTGAAGTCCCGCTGAAATGAAATGTATTGGAAGTCGTCCACAAACTTGCGTAGTGCCTTTTCCATGTTTCCCGTGCAGATTGTGACAAACAATGTGTCAGAGTGTTCAAACAAGCAGGGTGTTTCTGGTGACTCAGAATCAGAGAAGTAGCACATGGAGAAAGAATCGTGATCACAAACAACAATGCCATGACACAAGTGCCATGTGAGAAGCTGTTGGAAGTCGATATTGTTTTCTTCATAAAGTGCTATTGTTGACGCTAGTGGAGTCATTCAAATTTTATTTTACTCGTACATGATATTGATGGAGCCAGAGTCAAATGTGTTTACCCCACCTATAACAGCAATTCTTATTCGGTCGATTGGCCCAGACAGCACGGGAGATGACCCAGCACTTTGCATTGTATATTGAGCCACTCCAACTTGATGAACATGAAAAACACCAGATCCAATATATTTATTCCCACCGACTAAATCTAATGTGTATCTACCATAACACAACCCAGAGTTATTATTAACTATAATTCCAAATCCACCGCTAAAAGCTGACACAGAAGAAGTAGATCCTCCAACATAACTGCACAATGTGTCATATCCGCTTGTAGCATAAGATCCATTTCCTATTTGTAACTCTAAGTTATTTGTTCCATTCGGCCCAACCCCATTCAAAATCATGGTGATTCTTTTAACCCAAGATGGAATACCAGTAAACTCAACCGTAGTCCCGCTTGTTGTTGCTTTCTCTGTTTCAAGCGTTAACGGCTGACTTAATTTTGCTGGTGTTACACTAGCATCCGCAATCTTCGCGGTAGTTACATTAGAATCAGCGATTTTTGCCGTAGTTACATTAGAATCAGCAATCTTCGCAGTGGTTACATTAGAATCAGCAATCTTCGCTGTAGTTACATTAGAATCAGCAATCTTCGCTGTAGTTACATTGGAGTCAGTGATCTTCGCGGTGACAACAGAATTTGACGCAAGCTCATTAGAGGTAATGCCACCAGCAGATACGGCAAGTTTGCCCGGAGACACAACCTGCAAGGTGGTTCCTTGGATCGCATCGCTGGTGAATGTCGTATCATCAATGATATTATTCATCTTAGCACTGGTAATTGTGTCAGTGCTTGTAAATGTGTAGGTTGTATTTACAACTCCCATATTATTTTTGTGATAGAATTTGTCTGTTAGTGATGGAACCCGCCACTTGAATAGAGTGGATCTTAGGTGAACCGATAGTCCTTGTCAATGTGATAGTCCCAGTATAGCCACGCTGTCCACCAAGTCTGCATCGGATACTTGCGGTTTCAGCTTCACCAGCGGTGCTAGGTGATAGAATCTGACCACCAAGGAATGTGGTGGTGGTTCCTATGCTTTCTGCGGAATCTGGGTCTTCAGTAGCGAACGCAATGTCGTACTCGCCAGTCTCCCCAGCCAAGTTCTGCATTTGCACTTGGGCATCAGTAAACCTCTTGCGCTCAAGGGTCTTAAAGTCGTACCCACGGCTAGTCACATACGAGTTGATCGTTGGGGTAACCACGCCAGTATCCTCATTCGTTACGCTCAAGCGGTCTACGGACGAGTCGGAAGCGTCAATCTGGTGCAAGCCACCATTGGAGCTAACGGCATACAGGTTATTCCGCACCCCAGCACTAGCCGTGATGAAGTTCTTAATTAGAAACCTAGAATCCCCATAGGTATCCAGCGACTCCCAGCCCTTGTTCAAGAAGTTGTAGATCAGAACCGCGTTATTTCCACGGGCATCATTTCCTCCAGCTACAGAATCCAACGGGACTGCGATGTAATAACGGTTGTTGAAATAAACCGCTACCGATTCACCAGCAAGATTCTTGTTAATGCGGTCGATGTACGGCTGGATGTTCTTGGAAAGCGGTTCTTCTGTGCCACGAAGGTTGTAATCGTTAAGGAAGGTTAGCCCGTAAATGCCCTCGTCGGCCAAAAACAACATATTGTTAGCCTGCATGACCACCGTCTTGCGAGCCAAGCACCCAACCTCACCAGTAAGTTCCTTGACCACGGTATCAGACAGGCTTCCTTGGGTCTGGGACACAAGGTGGATGCTATTGCGGTTCAAAACCACCAAGGAATCGTCGTAGAACCCGTGCATCGCCACCACATAGTCGGCAGTACCACCAGTGATGCGAAATTGATTCTCGATCTGGTCGAAGGTCGTAGTGTCCAGTAGGTCGGAAACCGCGATCTCGTCGGAAATCTTCCTGCTAGTATAGACTGGTGCGCTAAAAGTGCCAGATTGGGAGTAGTAGAACGGAACGAACAACCTGCGCTGGAAGTAGGTAGCCCAAGGCGCACCCGGCTGGTGCATAAATCCACCGCCCACGGAGAACCTTCCGCCAAACTCAAATATATCAGATGAAGAGGTATTGTAGTTCCCGATAGGGGCATACCATTCGATAAGCGTGGTGGTAGCATTTACCACTTGGTAGGAATTACCAAGCATGGCTTGAAAATCAGCAGTAGCTGTTGCGTAAATGATAATTATATCACCAGCAAAAATTGTCGTATTCCCAACAACTTTGGCAGAAACAAGTCCACTAACTACATCGACATCCTTGGCTTGGATGTTGAAAACCTGTGGCTGGGTGTAAGCACCACCGGGGGACAGGGT